CAAGTTATAGAAACGCCCCTCAATTAAACTAAAAGTCGCTGTAATCGTATCTAAGTAGTCCCCTTGCGTACTTGAATCAATGGTAACTTCTACTTCTACGTTTGTTTGGTCGTCCGTTAAAAACAAAGCATCGTAACTTTGGCTTCTTGGTATAAAGCTAAAGGTTTGCGCGTTTGCCGTTTCTTGTAGAACTATCATACTTATATAACTTAATATTGTAGTATTTGTTTCTAAATAGAAAAGCCGCCCTTGTGAAAAGACGGCTTCGCAAAGTGTATAGAGAAATACTAGTTTGTTACAATATTCGCATCTACTGGTACACCAGTAGCAAACAAAGCCGATAGTCCCGCTTCCGTAGTACATTCTAAGAAGTTCGCAGGGCTTACCTCTTGCGCTGTAAAAGTTAATCCGTAACCGTTAAAGTCACCCAAAGCACTTCCTGAAGAAATAGTACCCGCTGAAACGTCAGCACCTTGTTCTAATCCCATCAAAAAGAATTGGTCTGTCATACTTCTAACAACAATTCTAGGACGTCCGTACGCTAACATCTTAATGTTTTTGTGCGTAGCAATATCCTGCTTTTTAAATTGTACCGTTAAAGTTTGTTCAAAGAATGTAGTTCCGTTTTCTCTACTTGAATTAATTGTAGTTTCAAAAGAATTAGCACCTTTTAGTTCGTATTTGAATAGGTCTAAAGTCGCGGCTGGTTCCCACGTTTCAATAGCGTCAGTATTCGTAGCATCGTAAACAACGTTAGCAACGTCTAGGTCGTCGTAATTTATAAAATAAATTGCTTTAAGACCTGAAACGCTATCCTTACATTGCTCTAATCTGCCGTTTGCAATTTCACAAGACATAATTTTAGTTTTTAAATGTTAAAAAAAAAGGGTGGCGTTTGTTTCACCACCCTATAAATAGTTATTATAATATTAAATTCCGTAAGAAACTACGTCTTCAGCAAAACCATATTTAGCGTCTGCAGTAAATCGCATAATTACTCTTACGTTTTGTGAACCGTCATTTTCAGACATATCCAAAACTCTAACTTCGTTCATATCGTTAAGCAATCCTGTAGCGAAATACAAGTTAGAAGTTTGAGCAAGTAAAGCCGTGTTAGCAGCAAGACCAGGAGCCATAAATACTTTTACTCCGTCAAAATAAACATCGTTCAATACTTGGTTCGTTCCTTTGTTGTCGTAACCGTTAGCACCTACTCCAGCAGCAGCAAAACCACCTAAAGCACGTATATACGCTCTGTAGATATTGTTAGAAACATATAGTTTCAAATCTTCTTTACCGTAAAGTTGTGAAGGTAGCGCGTCTAAAATAGAACCTAATTGTGCAATAACGTTAGTAGCATCTACCGTAGTACCAGCAATCTTTTGACCTGCAGGTAAACTAGCGTCTGCGTCTAGTTGTGTCATAATACCCGCGAATTGTCCCGCTGTAGCATTAACACCTTGCCAAATAGAAGTTTCCATAGCAGCGGCAACTTTTTCAGCAGCGTGTGCGATTAAGAAATCAGCAAATGACTTTGGTAATACGTCAAACGCTGAATAACCCATTTGGATAGCATCCCAATCTGAACGGAAGTCAGTCTTACACAAAGTAAGGTTAACTTGAAAAGACTCAGGTTGCAATATTTTTTCAGTCAAAGTAACCGTAGAAGTAGGGTCGAAGTCACAAGTTGCGTTAGCAATAATTGAATCCGTAGCAACCTTCTTAATTACTTGCTTGAATTTTACGTTAGGCATAATTGTTATTCCGCCTTTTTCTAAAGTTGGTGCGCTTAATAAAGCCGCAGCAATATACTTACCCGCAAATTCACCAGCATATGTAGTGGTTATTGACGTAGTAGTACTTAAATTAATTTTTTCCATTTTGATATAATTTTTTTTATTTATTAAACAACAGTTAATGTAATTGCACCCGCAGAATGTCCCAATCCGAAAACATACCAGTTAGTACCGTCACAAGTTAATTGTACAAAATCACCAATAGTTTCCGCAGAAGCAGAAAAAGTAATAGTGTTTTCGTTTGCTCCTGGCACGTTTACTGAATTTACAATAACACCACCTTGAATTACCGAAGTAGCAGCTTTAATTGTCCACGCAGTAGTAGCGAAAGTTGCACCTACAACAAACTTGTAAGAAAAACCAGCAGAAGTTGCTACCGCAGGTAAAGTTACTTGCGCACCCGCAGCCGCGCTAAGTATTAATAATTTTCCGCTTTCTTCAGCCGTCAAGGTTGCAGCAGCGCTTAATGTTTCTACTTGCCCTACTTGTCGTAAGTCATCGTTAGAAACGGTTGTTAGTGTTGTACTCATTTTCTATATTTTTTTTAGTTATTACTTATTTATTTTTTCTAGTATAGAATCCATTATAGTACGCTCTCTTTTAGAAGCTAACTTAATGTTTTCAATTTTTTGTACGTTTTCAGGGTTGAAGCTAATAGGGTCTACAGTTACTTCTTCCGAAGCAAGTTCTACTACGTTACCTGAAAGTTTTGCTTTTAGTTCTTCGTTTTCTTTTTTCAATGCTTCCATTTCAGAAAAGAATGTTTCTTTAACTACGCTTTCAATAGTTTTCTTTACAGCTTTTGTAGGTTCGTCAGACATTTCTTCTTCCATTGGTTCGTCTTTTTGTACTTCTACTTCTTCTTCAACTTCTTCTTCTTTTTCTTTTACTTCAGCAATAAGACCTTCTTCAGCTACTACCAAAACACGACCATCTTCCAAATTATAGTTTCCTACTGGCAAAGGTATTTTTTGTTCGTCTTCAGTTACGACTACTACTTCGTTGTCCGCTTCGAATGCTTCCGCTTCTATTACGGTTACGTTATCGTCTAACTTCATTGTTTCAAGTTTTACTTCCATTCCTAAAAGTATTCTAACTTTGTTTAAGATTTGATTTGTGTTCATTTGTTGTGTTTTGTTTATTTACCTGCTATTTTTAATAATTCATATACACCGTCTATATTATCCTGCATTTGTTCGGCTATATTTGACAATTCAATAATTTGTTTTTGAACATCAGAACCCGCCATATTTACACCCAATTCTTTTGCTGTTTTATCTAATTGCACTTGAAATTTTTGAGCCATTGCTAAAACGCCTTTTCCCATTTGTTTATTTACAATAATATTTGCGTCTTTCATTGCTGAATTTATAGATTGAACGCTTTTAGTAACGGTTGCATTTGCTTTTATAATTTTATTATTATTTACAGTATAATTTTTTACTGCATTTTTAATGTCGTCAAATAAAGACAACTCAACTTCGTGTTTTGCTAACTCTACCTTTTCGGTAAATAGTTTGTCGTAAATTGTTTTTCTAGTATTCATAATTATATAACTTTTTTATTTATTACTTGTTCCATTTTTAAGTGCTTACACGTACCGTAGTTCTTACCCCGTTTACTTCCGTTACCGTTACTTGTTGTGGTGGTATACTTGCTGTTTTACCTATTCCTTGCGCTTGTAAGTCACCGTTGCAACACTTAGACCTGTACTTGCCGTCAGGACATAAACAACCACGCTTACCGCCTAAAGGACTTGACTTACTTTTTGTAGGTGTGTTCATTCGTGTTTATTTATTTCTTCTCTCATTGTAGTAAGTCTTTTAGTTTATTAATTATTTCTTCTTTGTTTTTATTCTCTAAACTCATTTCGTATTTGTCAGCAAAATAACCCTCGATTGAAAAACCTTTTACCTTACCCGCTTTTACATCGTCCCAAACATCATCGTTGTTTACCTTCATTGAAATCATCCAAGTACCTTTAGGTAAGTTAAAGTCGTATAATCGGCTTTTGTCCGTGTTTTCGTCTTCTATTATCCAACTTTCAACTACTGACATTCCGTTTAATTCTTGCTTGTGTTCGTACGTAGCGTTGTTTTGATTACCACGCATTAAGAATAATTCACTTGCCTGACGTACCGTCTTTTCACTAAAGTATATGTAGTATTCTTCTTTTCCGTTTTGACGATATATTTGTTTGTTAGGTATTAAAGCTGCACCCATTAGTATGCGTTTTTCTTCGCTTACTTCTTTAAGTTCTAGTTCGTGTTTTTTTAAGGCTATAAAGTTTTCTTCTATAGCGGGTGAATTTACAACCGACACGGCACTAATACCAGCGTCTTGGTCTTTTTCGTCTATTATTAGTTCAATAATATTCATAATCTTATAACTTAAAAATGGTTAAAGCGTTGCGTTTTGTATTCGGTTTCTGTCTAAACTTTGTGCGCTTGTTACTTCACCGCTTACTACATACGCTTGTACTGGTTGTTGTTGAAGTTGTGCTAATTGGTTTACACCGCTTGAACCTATCGTGTTAAATTGTGGTGTAGTAGAAGCACCGCCACCGCCACCGCCACCACCACCAGCGGGAGCGCTTGGCGCTGAACCACCGCCTAAAGACTTTAACGCTTTTGCAGTTGCTGCAATGTTAGCCGCTATACCTATTCCTGTTGAAATATTGTTAAGTGCTATTACGGGTAAGGCTGCTGCTCCACTAGTTGCAATTGCTTGTGGCGTTGCTAACGCTCCCGCATTGGCTAACTTATTTGAAATAATCATTTTTGCAATACCGATAGCACTTTCAGCAATAACCGCTGCTTTTTGCACACCCTTAGACTTTTCAAATAAACCTTTTATTAACTGAACACCTTGTAAAGCCGTGTCTAGTCCTTGCTGTTGAATAGCTGCTTTTTGCTCTGCTACTGCTCTTGCTTCTTCAACCGATTTGTCATTAGCCTTTTTTTCAATAGCACCTAGTTCGTCTGCTTTTGCTTTTTCGATTATTGCTAATTGTTCAGCGTTCCCCTTTGCTAAAGTTTGTAATTCAAAGTATTTGTCGTTGACGGCTTGTATTTCGCGTTGTTCTTCAGTAAGTGTGTTTTGGAAATTTTGTTCTGCAAGTGCTTCTATAATGTTATCGAACTCGCGTTGTAAACTTATCTTATTATTGTTAGCGTCTTCACGCGCCTTTTGTTCTATTGCTATACTTTCATTGACTTTAATTAAACGAATATCGTTTATTTCATTCAACATAGCTGTTTCAATTTCTGCAAGTCCCTTGCCGTATTTTTTCGCAAGTTCTAATTGACGCGCATATTTTCTTTTTACATCGTCTATAGATTTTTCGGTATCGTCTAATTGCAGTTGTGACGTTAAAGTATTTGCTTCTTTAATATAATTTTTTAATTCTGCTAAATCTGCATCTCGTATTTGTTTTGCTTTGTCTTGAAGTTCCTTTTGCTTTGTCAGCTTCATAATTTTAATCTCATCCTCCGCCGCGTCTGCTTTGTCAAATTCAGAATCTCTAAATGATTTTAATTGTATTGCTCGTTCTCTTAATGCTTTTGCCTCCTCAAATGCGGCAACTTTTCTTGCAGTTAACTCTTTTGCAAAAGTACTTTTAAAATTATCTGACTCTAAATTGGCTTTATTTTGTAGGTACAATTTCGTATTATATAATGAGTTGCCCTCCGATTCCTCTAAAAACTTGTACCTATCTTTTATTGATTGTCTTTCTTCTTCAGTTGCCTTAATAGCAGCTGTTGAACTTTCTTGACTTAATTTAGCGCGTTCTTCATATAATTTTTTGGTATTCTTACCTTGTAATTCGGCAATTTTTATTTCACGCTCTATACCTTTTACAGCCTCGTTACTAGAATTAGAAATAGTATTATATTGCCTATCTAGTGCCTTTTGTTGAGCATCTAATATTTGTAATTTTTGTTCTTGATTTTTTTTAAATTCATCATAGTTAAATGTTTCCTTTTTTGTAAGGCTATCCCAATTAGCAATTAATAAACCAACACCCGTAATTAAAAGACCTATACCCGTAACCATAAAAGCCTTACTTGCAGTAGTCATTGCTTTAAAAGCACTTAATGCTTTTGTACCCATCCCCCCAATTTTAGTTTGTAAGGTAGTAAATGCTCTACCCGCATCTTCTAACCCTTCAAGACCTTGCGCTAAAGCCATAGCCGACTGAACCTTTAATAAAGTTTCTTGTACAGCCTCACCTTCTACACCTACTAAAGCCATACCGCCTTGAACAGCACTAAAACCACTTGCGACCGCTGTCATTGCCTTATTCATAGCAATAAAAGTACCTTCACCTTTAAATGATTGTAATAAATCGTTCGTGTCTTCTATTTGGTCTTTTAATCCAGCGGCTTTTTGCGCTGCTTTTTGCGCCTCTACAGAAGTTTCACCGTATGTTGCCGCTAACCTTTGAAGTTCTTGTACCGCTTCTTTATACTGCGTTTTTAAAGACTTTACATTGTCTTTTATTTCTAAGTTAACCGTTCTTGTTTCTGCCATCTCGCTGCTGTATTTTTAAGTTTCTTCGTCTTTTCTCAACTTTCCATATTCCTTTTATGTCGGTAGGCATAGAATATAAACCCTTTGCTATTTGTATGTTTTCGGACTCGTTGTAAAAGTCATCTAGTTGTAACATAGCTATAATGTTCTTAATCATATTTGTAAAATTATAAGGTTATTGGCTTGTGTGCCATTCCAAAAAGTATACGTAACTACAACCGTAATTACTTGCGTTTGGCTCTCTTCGGTTATTATGTTTTCAAATTCTTCAGTAATAAAGTCAAAGCTGTCTTCGGTTATTAACTGCGTTCTAGTGTTAGGGTTTGCAGGTACGCATATTTCTACTACACCGTCAGCGGTTAACGTACTAGGTGTTATTGTTACACCCGCAGTAACACAAGTTAAGTCAGCTTGTATAGCATCGTTTGGTAAATCTACCCTTACGTCTACGCATTGTGCGCTTTCGTCTAGTTCTATTGGTCTACCACCGTTTAGTAAACCACCTGAAACGGGTCTAAAGTCTAAATACAAAGTAAAGTCTACGTCACCCGTTGTTAGGTTAGACTTCATTTCGTTTATAATATACCTTTTGTCCCTTATTATTATTCTATCGTTTATTCTTAGCCCAGTAAGTAAACTTATTGGTAGGTTTGTTTTTACGCTTATTAGTCTATTCTTTAAGTTGAATAGGTTGCTTAGGTAAGGAAAATAATACGTGGCAAATAAACCGTTTTGTATTGTTTCATTGTGTATTATAGAATTGTCTGCGCCAAAGTTTAAACTATATTTCGTGTTTTGGTAGCTGAAGTCTTGACCGAATAAAGCGTAGCTAGAAATGTTATCGTTACTGCTTCCGTTGTAAAATTTAATGTTATGTACTAAAGTATTACTTTCGCCATACAAATAAAGCAAAGTAGGTTTAGGTGTATAGGCTTGGTAAGTTTCGTTTAAAAAATAACCTAATATAGCGTAGTCCCCCATATTGTCTTCAGCACGAGTAAATAGTAAATTCTCAAACGGGCTTTCTATTATGTATTCGTCACCGTCATACGCGTATTGATATTCTACGTTTCCGTAGTGCTGGTTTGTTATTTTAAAATAGTCTTTGTTTACAAAACTTTCGCCTTCTTGGTATTTAAAAGAAATCTTTTTATATAGCTTAATTCGTTCTACGTCTATGCTATCTATATTCGTGTATTCGGTTACGTCAACTAAAGCACCTTTTGCATACCATTCGTCTAATGGTAAAACTTCAAATACGTTTTCGCTAACACCTACACACGTAGCGTTAAATTGCTTTAACACACCTGAAAAGAAATCCGCTACTTTCATTTCGGGTAGCGTTTGGTTTAAACTTACGTTACCGCTTAATGCCGTTGTATTGGTTTGAACCGTAGAAATAGAAACAGTTTGAGCATTACCATAAATAGCTAAAATATTATAATTAATTACTAACCCTACGTTCATAGTATTTGTAGCGCGTAACTGAAAAGTAATATTTGTATTTAGTCCGCTTGTGTTTTGAAAAAATAGTCCAGGAAGAGTTCCTGTTGTATCGGTTTGTAGCGTTTGAAATAAGTTTCCGTCTTGGTAAATATCAATATATATAGTACCCGCTACACTTTGTGAAGTTACGTTTAAACCTATGACGTGATTAGTTATAGCTGAACCAAACTCTTGTAAGTTAATAGTGTTAGTTGCTAAGTCTACAAAATCACCCGCGCTTTGCGAACTGACGCTAGACCAGTTAAAAAAATCAAAATCAACTTTACTACTAAAGTCTACGTCTGTAGCTTCAGTAATAAAAAGATATTCAATAGCGTTTTTACCTACTAAAAAAACATTTGTAAA